AAGGAATTTTCGGTAAAGTAACTGAAGGTCTGGCTGATACACAGAAGGAAAAGCTTGCTTCTCTGGCTGAAGGTGTTGAGTTTGCGGGTGAAGAAGAATACCGTGGTAAGTTAGAAACTCTTAGAGAGTCGTATTTTCCAACTTCTAAGAGCACAGACGTAAAATCTTCTGAAACTTTGTCGGAGGGTGTAAGCGATCCTGAGCCAGAGGTTTCCTCTGATGCCATGGCTGCTTACATGAGAGCCCTGTCGATGAACAACTGATTATAAATTGTAAACCACAAACTTAAAACCTTAAGGAGAACAATGTTTAATTCCGAAAAACTTATGGATAAGTGGGGTCCTCTGCTTAATGCAGAGTCCTGCGATCCTATTAAAGATTCCCACAGAAAGGCTGTTACTGCCGTTCTGCTCGAAAACCAAGAAAGATTCCTGCGTGAGCAGTCTGCCTTCGAAAACGGTGGAATGCTGACTGAGGCTCCCACCAACTCTGCTAACGCTGCTGGTGCTTCTGGTGGATTCGGTGGTGGTGCTGATGCCGCTGGTCCTGTTGCTGGTTTCGATCCCGTTCTGATCTCCCTGATCAGACGTTCTATGCCCAACCTGGTTGCTTATGACCTGGCTGGTGTTCAACCAATGAACGGTCCTACTGGACTGATCTTCGCAATGCGTTCCCGCTACTCCACTCAGAGTGGCACCGAAGCTCTGTTCGACGAGCCCGATACCGCATTCTCCTCCACCAGAGACTTTGCTTCTGGCAGAACTGGTGGTAACTACTCTGGTCAAGTTCTTGACGGTGAGTTGGTTGGTTTCGGTACAACTGGTGATCAGCGTGGAACCAATCCTTCGGTTCTGTCTGGTGCTGGTACAACCACAGGCATTGGTACTCAGTACAATGTCGGTCAAGGCATGGAGACTGGTGATGCTGAAGCTCTGGGCGACGGCACCAACGAGGACTTCAACCAGATGGCTTTCTCGATCGAGAAAGTTACCGTTACTGCTAAGTCCCGTGCTCTGAAGGCAGAATACTCCCTGGAACTGGCACAAGACCTTCGTGCTATCCACGGTCTGAATGCTGAAGCCGAACTGGCAAACATCCTCAGCACTGAGATTCTTGCTGAGATCAACCGTGAAGTCATCAGAACCATCTATAAGGTTGCTGAGAACGGTGCTCAGGCAAACGTTGCCACTGCTGGTACATTCGACCTCGACGTTGACTCCAACGGTCGTTGGTCTGTTGAGAAGTTCAAAGGACTTCTGTTCCAGATCGAGAGAGATGCCAACCGCATCGCACAAAGAACTCGTAGAGGGAAGGGTAACATCATCCTGACTTCTGCTGATGTTGCTTCCGCTCTGACCATGGCTGGTGTACTTGATTACACCCCTGCTCTGAACGCAAACCTGAACGTTGATGACACTGGCAACACCTTTGCTGGTACTATCAACGGCAAGTACAGAGTCTACATTGACCCATTTGCTGCTAACAGTGCTGCTAACCAGTACTACGTTGTCGGTTACAAGGGTTCCAGCCCCTATGATGCTGGTCTCTTCTACTGCCCCTACGTTCCCCTGCAGATGGTTCGTGCCGTTGGTGAGAACACCTTCCAGCCCAAGATTGGCTTTAAGACCCGTTATGGTCTTATCTCCAACCCCTTCGCTGAAGGCAATGTCGATAACCAAGGTCTGGGTCGTGTCTATCCTGGTGTCAACCGTTACTACCAGAGAGTCAAGGTTGCCAACCTCATGTGATCCATATTTCACATACTTAACATTGAGACCCGAAAGGGTCTCTTTTTTTGTCTTTATGTAACAATGACACAAATGTTAGTGAATTAACACAAAGTAGACTATATAATACAGAATTCGGAATAGTCCAATGCAGTAAATGAACTTCCTTTGTTATTGTCCACAAAAAGGAGTTTGAAATGCACAATCTATTATCAAGAGCCCAGTTAGACGAGTGGAGGCATGTAGAAACCGATGTAGATGAATTCGATATGGAACAGCAAAAAATCAATGACTATTATGAGTGTCTGATTGAATGCGATTCTATCAACGAAACATCTTGTAAGCGTGTTTGCAGGAGTATTTTAATGTGATATAATAGTAATCCGTGTGAAGGAAGTGTAAGGGGAGTCTCAGGACTCCTCTTTTTTTATGCCAATAAATAGACTAGTAAACTATGGCAAATCATGGCTGCTCCTAGAAGAGATCCTTTTGATAGGCAAATTCAAAATAGAAATTACCTAGCAAATGTAGGATTTAATTTTACGCTTGCCAGATTTCCAAAGGTAGATTTCTTTTCTAATACTGCAAACTTGCCTGGATTAACATTAGGCACTGTCAATGCTCCAAACTATTTGAAAGAACTACCACTTGCAGGTGATCGTCTGGTTTTTGAAGACCTTTCTCTACAGTTTATTGTAGATGAAAAGATGGAAAACTATCTTGCAGTTCACAACTGGATGAGGGGATTGGGATTTCCAAATAGTATTCAAGACTTCAAAGATCTTGTGACTGATGAGGATGGTATTCAAGACATGGATCGTCAGTACAGCGATGGCACTCTATTGGTTTTGAACAATCAGTTTAATAATATTGCTAAAGTAAAGTTTAACGGATTATTTCCTTATTCCCTTTCTGGTCTTCAGTTTGACGCAACAGACACTGACTACACAAGTATAACGGCAACAGTTATATTCAAATATACCATTTATAATATTGAAACAGTCTCCACTACTTCATGAATCTAGACATTATTAATGAGATGTGGTCGAAAGACTCCATCCTTGACCCAGACAATCTCCACGACGAATCAATAAAGGTTCCAAGATTACACGCCAAATATCACGAACTATATAATACAGTTCTTCTGATGAAAAAGAAGGAAGAACAAACTTATAAAACCAAATACCTTGAACGCAGAAATTATTATAACGGAAAGGCAGATCCAGAAGTCTATGAAGACGATCCCTTTCCATACAAAGTAAGAGAAAAAGATTCTCTCAACTACCATTTAGACGCAGACGAACAACTATCTAAGATTCGTCTCAAACTTGACTATCATGATGCCATGCTCAATTATCTTGAGAGTATTCTGAAACAAATTAACAACAGAACTTATCAAATCAAGAACGCTATTGAGTGGCAGAACTTCCAACGAGGTTTCTGATGAACACTGTTTCCATTTCCAAAAAGAACGAAGTATATCTACGAATTAAGGCAGAATCCCATGTGTACATGGAACTGTCTGATACTTTTACGTTTGAAGTTCCTGGGGCAAAGTTCATGCCACAATACAGGAGTAAGTATTGGGATGGAAAGATTAGATTGTTCAACCAGTCTAGTGGAGAAATCTACGTTGGTCTGCTTCACAAAGTAGTCAAGTTCTGTGAAGAGATGGGATATGAATATCAATTTGAAGATAACAAATACTACGGTCTACCCTTTGAAGAGAATGGAATGATTTCTCTTGAGGGTGTTAGTGATTACATGAAGTCTATCTGTAGTCATGAACCTAGATCGTATCAAATAGAGGGAGTATACGATGCTCTAAAACACAATAGGAGATTATTGATATCTCCCACTGCCTCAGGTAAATCTCTGATGATTTACTCACTCGTGAGATATCATACAGCTCACAACAGAAATACCCTGCTAGTTGTTCCCACGACAAGTCTGGTAGAGCAAATGTATAAGGACTTTGAGGATTACGGGTGGGACGCATCTGCTAACTGTCACAAAATCTATGGTGGTAAAGACAAAGATACTGACGCTCCTGTAGTTATCACCACCTGGCAATCTATCTATAAGTTGCCCAAGAGTTTCTTTGAAAGGTTTGATGTGGTGATGGGTGACGAAGCTCATCTGTTTAAGTCTAAGTCCCTTGTAAGCATCATGACCAAGTTGTGTGATGCCAAGTATAGATATGGGTTCACAGGCACCTTAGACGGCACACAGACGCATAAATGGGTCTTAGAAGGACTGTTTGGACCAGCATACAAAATCATTAGAACAGAGGAACTGATTAAGAAGGGATATCTTGCCAACTTCAATGCCAAGATTCTTATCTTAAAACACACTCCTCAGAAATTTGATACCTATGAGGATGAGGTTCAATATCTAATCTCTCATGCTCAGAGGAATAACTTCATTAAAAATCTTGCCTGTGATCTAAAAGGTAATACTCTTGTGCTGTTCTCAAGAGTAGAAACTCATGGGCAAATACTATACGATATGATAAATAGCAATGTAAAAGAAGATAGAAAAACTTTCTTCATTCATGGTGGTGTTGATGTAGAGGAAAGAGAAAGGGCACGTTCAATTACAGAAGCAGAATCAAACGCTATTATCATTGCTTCTTACGGAACCTTCTCAACTGGAATTAACATCAAGAATCTTCACAACGTTATTTTTGCCTCACCAAGCAAGTCAAGAGTTAGAAATCTACAATCAATTGGTAGAGTTCTTCGTAAAGGTAGTAATAAATTTACTGCTACTCTCTATGATATTGCGGATGATTGTAGCTATAAGTCAAGAAAGAATTACACACTCAACCATCTCATTGAAAGAATCAAGATTTACAATGAAGAAGAATTTAACTATGAATTTGTAAACATCAAACTAAAGGAAAATGACAGATGAATTCTACTGTGTATTAAAATTGGTGACAGGAGAAGAAATTTTCTCAATTGCATCAATGGATAAAGACAAAGAAGGCAATAGCGTTGTCATTCTCTGTAACCCAGTAATAATGAAAATTATTAAGAGAGGACTTCATTCTGGTGTCAAAGTAGAACCATGGATGAAGATACCAGATGAAGATGTTTATACAATTAATATGGACAAAGTGATTACTATCACTGAAATAACCAACAAAGAAATTATAAAATTTTACAAAAAGTTCCTTGATGATACTCTAGATGAAGATGACGATCTGGATGAAAATGGTCAAGTAACTCCAGATAAAAAGATGGGTTATCTAGGAACTGTTGCAGAGGCTAGAATTAGTTTAGAAGAAATATATAATCTAGATGTCTCGGACAACCACCACAAGGGTGATTCTACTGAAGAAAAGTGATTGTGTCAAGCGGTATATTTGTGTTATAATATAAACAAATACATTTAGAGGTTAGAAAATGCTATGCCAACACGAGAAAGATCAGAGCATTATGTAAACAATAAAGAACTTCTAGAGGCACTAGTTGTTTACAGAAAGAAGGTTGAGACCTCTTATCAGAAGAAGTTTGGAAAAGATCTAAAAGAGCAACCAAAAGAAGAACGTGCAAAGAAATGGGTAGGAAAACCAAAGATTACCAATTATCTTGGTGAGTGCTTCTTAAAGATTGCTACACACCTTTCATACAAACCAAACTTTGTGAACTACATGTTCCGTGAGGATATGATTTCTGATGGTATCGAAAATTGTGTTCAGTATATTCATAACTTTGATCCAGCAAAGTCTTCTAACCCCTTTGCTTACTTTACTCAAATCATCCACTACGCTTTCTTACGTCGAATTCAAAAAGAAAAGAAGCAATTAGAAATCAAAACCAAGATCATTGAGAAGACTGGATATGATCAGGTGATGGTTGTTGAAGATGGTGCAAATGGAACATCTTCAGACTATAATAGTATTAAAGAAAAGATTCACTACAAACTAAACCGTCAATGAAAATTACACCTGAGATCATTAAAGAACTTGAGTGCCTTCTTGATATGCGAAAGAAGAGTGGTGAAGAAATCTGGGAAGACGGAACTGAACTTGAATTTAAGATCGCTGGAACATTCGCTGCAGATAAGTTCATCGTTATCAAGAAGAAAGAACTCAGAACAGAAAGTAATCCCGATCCTAATCTGAAAGCACATCACGCAGAATGAAAGTAGCAATCATCACTGACCAACATTTCGGTGCCAGAAAGGGTAGTAAGTTTTTTCATGAATACTTTCTGAAGTTCTACAATGAAGTCTTTTTTCCAACTCTTGAAAGAGAATCTATCAAATGTGTCATCGATATGGGAGACACTTTTGACAACCGTAGATCTATTGATCTCTGGTCTCTGGAGTGGGCTAAAAAGAATTACTATGACCGTCTGCGAGATATGGGAGTGGACGTGTATACTGTTGTGGGTAATCACACTGCCTATTACAAAGACACTAACGACATTAACACAGTGGACTTACTCTTACGAGAGTATAGTAATGTGGTGGTTATGTCTTCTGCTACCGAAGAGGTGATTGATGGTAGAAAGATTGTCTTTATTCCCTGGATCAATAATGATAATCGTCAGGAAACCTATGAGACCATCGATAAAAGCACGGCAGAGATCGCTATGGGTCACCTTGAATTGAACGGGTTCAGAGCACATAGAGGACACGTTCAGGAAGAAGCAAGAGATGATACTAGACTAATTGAAAAGTTTAAAAAAGTCTTCTCTGGTCACTATCACACTAGATCTGATGACGGCAAGGTTTGCTATCTTGGTAATCCGTATGAGATGTTTTGGAATGATGTGAATGATACAAGAGGATTTCATATTTTTGACACAGAAACTTTAGAGCATACTCCAGTAAACAATCCATTCAGATTGTTTTACAATGTATACTATGATGATACTCCCCATCAGATGGTTGACGCTACTGAGTATGCTGGAAAAATTGTCAAGATTGTTGTGAGGCAAAAATCAGATATCAAAGCATTTGAGAAGTTTGTTGATAAAATTTCTAGTGTTGCCGAAGAGGTAAAAGTCATTGAAAACTTTTCTTTAGAAGAGAATGATGATTTTGAAGTAGAGGAGTCTGAGAACACAATGTCTATTCTTAATCGATATATTGATGAATCTGAAACCAAACTAGATAAGAATATTATTAAAAAACTTTTTGAGTCAATTTATAGAGAAGCATGTGAAGTAGAATGATGTATCTTCTTGCATCCGACAATGCCGCAGGAGCATATGCAGTTGCTGACCGCATGGGTGACAACGTTTTGTTTATGTTTGAAGAAGAAGATGATGCTGAAAGATATTTGATGCTCCTGCGTGAAAATAAAGATAAGCATAAGAAATTGAAGGTAGTAGAAGTGGACGATGAGCTTGCGCTAAAAGCATGTCAGGCTTATAATTACAAATATGCTGTCATCGGTCCAGAAGACATTGTGATTCCCCCTGACGAAAGCGAAGATGATTCTGTTTGAAAAAATTACATGGAAAAATTTTTTAAGTACAGGAGATATTCCCACTAGTATTTCTTTTACTGAAAGTAACACCAATCTTATTCTAGGAACAAACGGTGCTGGCAAGTCAACTATCTTGGATGCACTATGTTTTGTTTTGTTTAATAAACCATATCGTAAGATCAACAAACCACAGTTAGTAAACTCTACCAACGAGAAAGGTTGTGAGGTCGAGATCAATTTCAAAGTCGGTGGTAAGTCTTACACTGTTACTCGTGGCATCAAACCTAACATCTTTGATATTAAAGTCAATGGTGAAATGCTTCACAAGGAGGCAGATGATCGTGCCAATCAAAAGATTCTTGAAGAAAATATTCTCAAACTGAACTACAAGTCTTTCACTCAGATCGTGATCTTGGGTTCTGCTGGATTCACTCCTTTTATGCAACTTCAGTCTTCGCATCGTCGTGAAGTGATTGAAGACCTTCTTGATATTCGTGTGTTCTCTGCGATGAACAATCTCATCAAAGAAGATATTCGTCAAAACAAAGAGCGTATCAGATCTCTTGAGGTGAAAAAGAATGCTGCTAAGGATAAAGTTGAAATGCAGGAGCACTTCATCGAGGATCTGGAAGCCAGAGGAATGGAAACCATCAACAATAAGTATGAGAAGATTAAAGAGATTGATTTAGACATCGATGCCTTGATGTTGAAGAACAGAAAACTCAATCATAATCTTGATGAGAAGCAGGAAGAGGTTTCTAAGTTTTCAAATGCTGGCAAAAGATTGAGAAAACTTGGTAACATTAAAGGCACTTTGTCTCAAAAGGTATCAACTCTTACTGAAAACCATAAGTTCTTTAAAGAAAATTCGGTATGCCCTACTTGTAAACAAGATATCGAAGAGACTTTTCGCCTAGATAATATTAGTGAAGCTCAATCTAAGTTAAAGGAACTCCGAGAAGGTTTTCAAAAACTGGAGGAGTCGATAAAAGAGGAAGAAAACCGAGAGCTTCTCTTCAACAATCTAACAAAGGAGGTCACTTCTCTAACACATGGCATTTCTCAAAACAATACTAGAATTTCTGGACTGCAACGACAGTCAAGAGATCTACAATCGGAAATTCAAACTATTACCGATCAGTTACAAAACAGAAATTCTGAACATGAGAAGTTAGAAGAACTAAGAGAAGGGCTTCAATCCATTTTCAAACAACTTGCCGATAGAAAGGAAGAGGTTAACTATCAGAGTTTTGCATACGATCTCCTTAAGGACGGTGGTGTCAAGACTAAAATCATCAAAAAATATCTTCCACTTATCAACCAGCAAGTCAATCGTTATCTCCAGTTGATGGATTTCTACATCAACTTCAAACTCGATGAAGAGTTTAACGAGACAATCAAATCACCCATTCACGATAAGTTCTCGTATTCGTCTTTTTCTGAGGGTGAGAAAATGAGAATTGACTTAGCCCTTCTTTTTACCTGGAGAGAAGTTGCAAGGTTTAAAAACTCTGCAAACACAAATCTCCTGATCATGGACGAAGTTTTTGATTCATCGCTTGATGGATTTGGAACAGATGACTTCCTCAAGATCATTAGGTTTGTAATCAAAGACGCAAACATCTTTGTCATCAGTCACAAGACAGAGATGTATGACAAATTCGAAAATGTGCTAAAATTTGAGAAGTTCAAAGGTTTTAGCAAACTTTCGTCATGACAGGACTTCCTTCGTTCTACACACAAACATCTAATAAATCATATGATAGGCACCACTACAAGGTGGTTGCTAGCAATGGTGACACAATCAAAGTAGAAGC